GACACCATGCCAATGGCCCGCAGGTCACTGATGATCTGTGCCTCTTCGTTCTGCCCACGCCTGAACAGGCGCAGTATCCTGCCTGGGAATTGCTCAATGACTGCCCACCGGAATGAAAGCCACATCCACCGCTCACAATGATGGCCGAGCATGCTGCAGCCAAGGTGGGGACGGGGCTTGCTGACACGCGCTTGATGCGCTTTGTCAATCAATGAAGTTATGGTAATCTCTGGCTCTGGAATCTGCACGTTGTCTCTCCTGGTTGCCCCGCTTTTTACGGCGGGGCTTTTTTTTGGTTAATTCAACCCAGCAATAGAACGAGAAACTTCAGCAAGTTTTCCCGTCTTGTTTAATTTGTCAAGCGTATCAACTGCGTTGGCAAAACGCTCCAATCTCAACAACTTAGTTTCAAAATCTGGCCCTGTGAGTTTTTCAATTTTTGATAAAGCATCAAAAATTTGTCCAGCTTTGTCTTTTAATTTCGCAGTGTGAATTGCAGTGCGTTTTTCAACTTCAATTTCCCGAGAAATCATTTTTCGATATGCGGCATCAAATACAGAAAAAGCATCTTCTGCCATTTTTGTACCTTGACGCATTGTTTTTGTGGTGCTGTCTTCAAACACCGTTACAACACCAGCAATTGTTGCGGCATCGTTAGCAATAACTTTTTTTTCTTGTTTTTCCCATTTGTTTCTAATTTCTTTAATAGCAGTTGTTTGCTTAATATCACCAGCCATAGTGTTCTCCAAAGTTGGCAGGGCATAAGCCCCGCCGGTTGATTGTTACTTCTTAGCCCACGGTGGCGCAGCCTTGTTAGGTGCTGCTGCTGCCGATGGGCCTACGGGCTTGAAGGGTGCCACTGCCGCAGGACTGCCGCCGCCCAGTGCCTTGTAGCCCTTGATCTCGTTGCCAGCATAGTCGCCAGTACGAACGGTCAACTTGATGCCAAGGCTGCCGCCAATCAGTTGGTCGGTGTCGCTGACCTTAGCCAAGCCAATGGCACGCATGATCTCACCCAGCTGCTGGCGTCCAATTTCCTCGGCCTTGGTGCTGGCGTTCTTAATGTTCAGGTTGCCAAAGATCACCCGGCCTTGATGGCTGGGGCCTGTGATGGTGTACTTGACCGCAATGTACTTGCCGTCACCTGCTTTGGTGGGCTTGATCTCAGCGCCGGTGATGTTGGCGTTGTACCAGCCCTCGGGCAGGGGATCAAAGTTGCCGGTATTGCCAGTGGGCAGCGTGTCTACGCTGAATTCTTCGTCTAGAAAAGCCATGATTAATCCTTGGTGATGGTGAAAGTGGGGCGTCCAGCGGTGGACGTGATGGCATCAAGCAAAGGCTTGGTTACAGCGTCAGAGGCTGAGTTCCATGCCTTTGCATTGATCTCGGCTTTCCACCTGAATAGGCTGGAAAGGTGTTCGGACAGGCCAGCCTCAGCCGCCAGCATCTGCAGCTTATCGGAGTCAATCTTCTTATTGATGCGGCCCTCCATCTTGATCTGGAAGCCATCAGCCTCCCGCTTGATAGTGCCATCCAAATCCTTGGGGACATCAAACAGCTTAACCATTTGGTCTTCCAGTTGGCGGCGCTCGGTGACAACAGCAGTCTCAAGTTTCTTGGCGTCAAGCCAGCGTTGGTAAAGGGTAATCATATTGCGTCCAATGTTTGTTTAACGTAGTTAGAAAGGGATGAAAGAGCGTGATTGGCATCACGCAAATATTTGGCAAACTCGTCCAGTTCGCATTCGTTCATCTGATGGATTGCCATTGTCTTCATGTGTTCCACGTTGGCTGAAAGTTCGCCCGTCCACATGGCGATGAGTCCGACTGAAGCGTTCATGCTGCACCGCCAATCTTGTTGATAATTTCACCCAGATCAGGCGCTTCCCAGCTAGACAGTTTGCCGCTGCGATCCTTGGCAAGCCACAGGCCGTCAGAGTCACACATCAGTGCGCGTTGGGTATTGCCCTCGCCGTCCTTCTCCACACGCAGCGCCAGCACCTCGTCAAAGAAGTAGGGCAGCGCTTGGCCGGTCTTGTTACCGGGCATGGACGGGCTGTACAGTACCCGGCCCATCTCATCCTGCGTTTTCTCCAGCTTGGCGGTCATCAGCACATGGCGACCGGGCAGATCACGGAATGCGCGAATGATGTCTGCCATCTGTTCCTGCATGGCACCGTAGGCTTGGCGTGGGTCTTTGGTGGCCTTCTTCTCAGCGTTCAACACCACCTCGGCAATCTCGCTGATGGAGTCCAACGCCACCGACTTGTACTCAGACTCCAGCACCCAGCTGTAAGCCTCGCGCAAGGTCTCCATGTCGCTGATCTCGATGAACGGCAAGTCAGCGTCCGCAATAGACAATAGCCCACCCTCGGCTGACAATACAACTGGGTTTGGCAGTGTCTTGATCAGCGTGGTCTTACCCGCACCAGCTTGCCCGTAGACAAGCAACTTCACACCATGAGCAGACAAGCCGCCCGTTCTTTTCAATGCAATCGCCATATCGGCTCTCCTTGGTTGCGTTCCCGTCTGGACTCAGTTCGGAACGTGATTGAACTATACCACAATCCTGTGATACAGTGTCAACAACTTTTTAACGGAACACTAAAAAATAAATGGCAGACCTCTCAAATATCCTAGGCGGCGCATGGTCGCCACCACCAGAAAAGCACGTAGATGCGCCCGACATTCAGCTACGCGATGCGATGCTGGGCGTAGGCATCAAGCCCCCTGAAGTCATACACCTTGACGGCAAGTTGCACAGGTTCAACAGTGGAACCAAAGGCGAGAAAGGTCACGACAAGCCTGGTTGGTACATAGCCTTCAATGATGGCGTACCGGCAGGGCGCTTTGGCTGCTGGCGCTCGGGCGTAGAGTTGACTTGGAAGGCAGAGATTGGCCGCAGCCTGACAGTGGCCGAGGAGATGGCGCAGTCTCGCCGTTTGGCAGAAGCCAAGGCCCAGCGTGATGCAGATCAAAAAAAGAGCCGGGAGGTTGCCGCTAACACGGTGGATCTGATCTGGTCACAAGCTGGCGCAGCAAGCCCTGAGCATCCCTACCTGCAGCGCAAAGGCATCAAAGCACATGGCGCACGTATCACAGGCGATGGCCGTCTGATGGTGCCGCTGTACAACTCTGACGGGGAACTTACAAGCATTCAGTACATTGCAGGCGATGGCGACAAAAAGTACCACCCAGGCGGTGCCACTGGCTCCATGTTCTGGATGCTGGGCACTTTGGATGACGCCGACACGCTTTACATTGCCGAGGGATTTGCCACTGCGGCCACCATCTCGGAAGTGACAGGCAAGCCCTGCGCCGTGGCTTACAGCGCCAGCAATTTGGTGCCGGTGACGGGCATCCTGAAAGAGTCCCACCCGACGCTAGACATCTGCATCGTGGCTGACCATGACGCCAGTGGCGTAGGGCAACGCTATGCCGAGCAGGCCAGCGCCAAGTATGGCGTGAGGATGATTACGCCGCCCATCCTTGGGGACGCCAATGACTATGTACATGCAGGGCATGATCTGGCGTTGCTGCTCAAGCCGCCCGCACCCGTGACAGACTACCTTATCCATGCCGATGGCTTTTCAGACCAACCAGCGCCCATTGCGTGGCTGGTAAAGCACTGGATTCAGGACAAGGCGCTAGTAATGGTGCATGGCCCCAGCGGAGGCGGTAAAACCTTTGTCACGCTGGATTGGATGCTGCACATTGCCTCGGGTAAGACAGATTGGTTTGGGCACAAAGTCAGACCCGGCAACATGGTGTATTTGGCCGGTGAAGGCCACCACGGGCTGCGCTCACGGATTGCCGCATGGAAGCACAAAAACAGCGTCAGCAACCTTAATATGTGGGTCAGCAAGTCGGGACTTGACTTGAATACACCAGAAGGCTACCTGAAAGTCGTGGAGGCCATACGGGCGCTCAAGATCAAGCCGGATGTAATCACGGTGGACACGTTGCACCGGTTCATGGCTGGCGATGAGAACAGCGCCCAAGACGCCAAGACCATGCTGGACGCCTGCGCGGCACTTATGCAAGAGTTTGGCTGCACCGTCATCTTGGTTCACCACACAGGCGTCAGCGAGGAAGCCCAGCACCGTGCGCGAGGCTCATCTGCATGGCGTGGCGCATTGGACATTGAGATCAGCGTGATACCCGCCAAAGGCGACAAGTCCATCGAAATTGTGCAGCGCAAGAGCAAAGACGCCGAAATGGCAGCGCCGGTCTATGTGGATCTTGAGTCCGTGGCGATACCCGGCTGGTTTGATGAGGATGGCGAAGCAGTCACCAGTGCGGTGGTCATCAAGGGTGAAGTGCCAGCAACCAAAAAGAAAAGCGATGGCGATCTGTTTGTGGACTTTGAGAAGGCATGGTGGTCGTCAGGTGCTGAGGAGCGTGGTGGCGTGCCTTATCTCACCAAGTCTGTAATGCGTGATTACGCCGTGACCAATGGCATTGCAGCATTCCCAAAGTCAGCCGCAGAAGGCTCTAGGCGCAACCTGATTGATGGCAAGGACGCCCGGTACATCAACAAGCTGATTGACGCTGGAATTATTGAAACCCACGAAAACGGCTGGATTGTGATTGACCCAGGAATAGCATCAGGATTGATGTTGAAAAAGTAATTTATTGTGATAAACTTTTGAACATGAACAGACTTTCCCAACTCAAAGCTAAGTTGAGGGCCGCACAGGCTGAACTTGCAATTCGCACCCGTACGCATAACAGTGCGTCACGGGCTTACAACAAGGTGTGTATGCACATCGTTGAACTGGAGAAAAAAATTGCTGACTTGGAGAACCTTCCAAAAAAATCTGACGAGCTACAGTGAGGAAGACTTGCTGGCGCTGTTGGATGAAGAAAGATTGAAACACCGCAGAGTGTCCATGCTGGAGCGTATTCACCAACGCTACTGCACCCTCAGAGCCAACCGGGAACGGCTGGAAATTTTGAAAGACGGAAAAAAACCATGAAGACAAATATGCTTACCAGGGCAAGACAACATTTCAACTGTGGCAACCGCCACATTGACCGACACAACCAACGTGCATGGGTGCGGTCTATTCGATTCCTTGGCGACAAGTGGCTGCTGGCCCAACCAGTGCGGAGGACTGCAGCATGACCAAGCTGTTCAAAACCCCGCCAAAAACTGGCCCAGCGCACGTTACTGCCGAGGCCAAGCTCACGTTGTCCAAACACGCAAGCAGAGCAATGGGTACGTACGTCGAGAGGCAGAAGCTGCCCGATGAAGTCAAGGCGCCAGAGAACGATCTGTGGCAACGCCCTGTGTATCGCACTGGCGATGGCGACAACGGCACCTATGTGCCACGTCCAGGTTCGCTGCGGGCGTTCATTTTGCCAAGCCGGGGGATATCAACATGAAAGAAATATTCATGTGGCTGACAGCCATTTTCGGCATCTTTCTTGGCGTTGCCATCTGCGCGATGGCCGCTGGGTTCATCTTCGGCATCTTTGTGAAATTTGCAAAGCTGGCGTTCTTTCTGACGGGGGCGTGATGAGTAACCCATACTGGCCCTTCCCCACCGAACTGCCCAAGCCGCAGCCGAGCAAACCGATACCGTTTAACCCGGCGAATCATGAGGAGGCACCGTGGTGACACAACCAGAAGCCCTGCGGCTGGCTGACAAGATGAGCAGCTATTCATTGGCAAGCGGTTACGCATGGCATTGTCACAAAGCCGCCACCGAACTGCGCCGCCTGCATGAGGTGAACCAAGAATTGAAGATGGCGTTGGACAAAGTTCGTGCAGAGGCCGCCAGCGCCAAAGCAACAGGAGAAAACAAATGAGCGAAGACCATGACGCCTTTGTCGGGCGTGTCCTTGATGTCCTCGCAGGTATCGGCTTTGTCGGTGCTTGTGTTGGGGTGTATTTGTTGATGATTTATTTGGGGTGGTGAGATGAGCGGAGATCACAATCAATATCAGAAAGCCACCAGCATTGAAGATGCTTTGCAAGCGCTGACAGACATACATCAAGAGATGGAGAAGCCCAGAGACGACATCATCCGCATGGCTCGTGAAGCGGGACTGGTTCGCACTGGGGATGGCTGGACTGAACCCGCAAGATGGGGATCGTCGGAGATTGAACACTTCGCCGAGCTTGTCGCCGAGCATGAACGAGAAATGTGTGCGAAGGTGTGTGATGAACAAATAGAAAGCGGCGCACTGGCTGGCATCGAGAAGTACCGGGCCAGTTTCATCGCCGAAGCCATCCGAGCAAGGGGGCAAGCATGAATAAGCCGATAACAGATCAGGCCATGCGCGAGTGGACTGCGCGTGCATGGGAAGAAGCGCAAGCAAAGGGGGCAAGCATGACACGCGAAGACATCATTGAGATGGCGCGGGAGGCTGGGGGTGGAACGACTTGGTGGCCCTTGCATGCAGACACACTTGAGCGCTTTGCCGCCCTTGTCGCCGCTGCCGAGCAAGACCGCATCCTGCGGATAGTCTACGAACAACTGACGCCGTATGGAAAACCCGGAGAGTGCGCTTGGATTGGGGTTAAACACAATGTGAGGAAGAAATGAAATACGAAGACATCTTGACCTTTCCGCAACGTCTGAAAGCTAACCGCCCAACTTCAGAGGCTGACATTAGCGCACGGTTGCTGGAGGAGATTGCAGAGCTACGCCACTACATAGAATTTCACATGCCTAAGCCAACCATGAATTGGGCATATCCACTTAATAACAACGCACCATGACACTTGCACAACAGATCACCAAGCTGATTGACGAGCACACGAAAGCGCAGGCATCGAAGATATCTACACTTGAGCGCAAGATAAGTAAGCTGACGCGACAGCGCGATGAAGCACGAGGACGTGCAGCGGAGTACCGTGCGTACGCAGCGAAGTACCAGCGTGAACTGGCAGCGAGGCGCAAAAGTGACCGAATTTAAGTACCAAGCCGGCCCAGAAGGTGGCGAGTATCTGTACCCAGCAGCAGGTGATCCGAAGCCGCTGAAGGGCGCAAAAGTGCAGCTGCTGACCAAGGGCGGCGTACACACCACTGGGCCGTGGAATGACAACGGGTTCTACATGGGTTGGCTTCCGCTGCCTAAACGCAATCGAGACAAGGAGAGAACCAATTGAGTGATAACGTCAACAGTCCCAAACATTACA